CAGGCTTCTTTCTCGACGGAAACTCAGATGATCCAGTCAGCACCAGACACCGACCTGCCACGGTTCGACCCGCACGCCTTCCCGCGCGGAGTCGTCGCCGGCGAGATCGCAGCCAACCGGGCGATCACGGTCGCCTGCCGGCGGTGGATGGCGGACCTCGAGCGGGATGACGTGTACTTCGATCACGACGACTGGCTCGGCTACGAGGCGATGCTGGACGACCTGGTCATCAACGACGGACACCAGCTGAGCGGGACCAAGTTCGAGCTGCTGCCGTGGCAAGCCTGGTGTTTCGGTGCGGCGTTCTGGCGCAGGCGAGCCTGTGGCAACCGCCGGTACAAGCAGATCGCGGTCGAAGTGGCGAGGGGGTCGGGGAAAACTACGGGTGCGTCGACGCTGCTGCTCTACTTCGCCAGCACGATCGAGCGATCGTCGACGGTAATCCTCGCCAATACGGTCCAGCAGGCACAGGTCGCATATCAGTCGTGCCGGGCCTTCGCCGTCGACGCATGGGGCGATTACAACGACCCGGACGTCGGTGATCAAGCGGAGTGGGAGACGACGAAGCTCGAGCTGCGGTGCAGGGCCTCGAAGGGCAGGATTGAGACGAAGGCGGCACGGGCGACCACCCTGGACGGCCTGAAGGGCGTCGTGTACTTCGTCGACGAATCCAGCGAGCAGACGACGGACTGGCTCTCGAAGATCACCAGCGGGCTGGGGAAGAACGTACACGCGGTGATGATCTCGGTGACCACACCGGGCTCGGTGACATCCGGCCGGGACTCGCCCTACTACACGAAGCGGCGAAGCTGGGAAATGAGCCTTGAGGAGGACCATTGGGACATGGAGACGTTCGCGGCGTTCTTCGGTCTCGACGAAGAGGACGACATGATCGACGGTGGGCCGGAGGTCTGGATCAAGGCGAACCCGTCGCTGGGCCACACGATCCCGGTCGAGTCGTACCACCGGCAGCTAGCGACCTACCAGGCTGAAGGGGATATGGAGACGTGGGAGCGGATGCAGTGCTGTCGCTTCTCCACGAAGGGCATCAAGTGGGTGGGCGGCGACGTCTGGAAGGAGAACACTGGACACCCACCGGAGTACCCGGACGCCGGCGTGTCCGTGTACGCGGCGCTGGACCTATCGAAGTCATTCGATATCAGCAGTCTCGCGTACGGCTGGTGGCATGAATCGAACTTCTGCATGCGGTGGCATCACTGGGTGATCCGGCAGGAACCGGGCAACCGGAAACGGGATTACCAGCGACACCTGAACGCCTGGGAGAAGTACCCGCATGTCACGGTGTGCGACAACTCGGTGCAGTACGAGCTGGTCCGCGAAAAGCTGTGGGAGCTGAAGCAGCGGACCAACCTGAAGCGGATCGGCTACGACGCGATGGGCGGCATGAAGGTCAATATGGAGGGGTGGGGCGACCTCGAGGACGGCTACAACGCCGAGACGGATCTGCCGATGAGCCGATATCCCCAGACCATGATGGCCCTTGGGCCGGCCACCTACCTGTTTGAAGGGCTGGCGAAGGATCGCAAGTTCTGCCTCCAGCCGTGTTTAGTTGCCGAATATGCCTTGGCAAACGTCGTTCTAGAGGGTAATGTAAACGGAGCTTATCGGCCCACGAAGAGCCCGCACAAGACGCGGGGCATCATCGACCCGATCATGGCAGCGGTGATGGTTGCAGGGGTTCTGATTCAAGAGGGTGCGGAAAGACCGGGGGCCTATTCGGACCCTGATTCAATCGCCTTCTAATTTGGTTTCCGGGGGGAAACGTTTGGACATCCGTCGATTATTTCGATGGCCTCGCGTGATCGCTGGCTCCGCCGGCGGTGCTGATGGTTCGTGGTGGCCCAGCTATCCCAATCAAAACAGCGACAGCGTCCAGCAGTTCGCGCAGTACCCGCCGAGGGCGATGCGACTGCCGGCGGTGCGTCGAGCGGTTACCGCGATCTCCAGCGACCTGGCACGGATGCCCATCAGGGCGTTCCAGTACCAGGGCGACGAGTGGGTCGACATCGGCCGCGATCCGATCGTCGTCGCGCTGACCGAGCAGGCCAGCGAGTTCCACACCGCTGCCGACTTCAAGCGGTGGATGTTCATCCAGTGCTTGCTCTACGGCAACTCGTTCGCGTTGATCAGCCGGCGGGGTCTGGCGTTTGATCAGTTCATCCCGCTGAACAACGCCGACGTCCAGATGAACCGCACCGACGACGGCCGGTACTACTACCAGACGGCGGAGTACGGCGAGGTCGCACCCAGCGACATCCTGCACTTGCGGATGCCTTCGGCCATCCGACAGCTGTGGGGATCGTCACCGATCGTCGACGCTGCTCGCACGATGGCGATGTCGAGCCTGCTCGAGACGGCCGGCCTCGAAGGCTACCGAGCACCAGGCGTCGGCAAACTCGCGATCACGACACAGGAATCGGTCGGGGCCGACGGCGTTCGGAAGATGGCGGACGCCTTCGTGTCCAGCCACACCGGCGCCCAAGGCATGCTGCGTCCGATCATCGCGCAGAACGGAGCGACGGTGCAGCAGGTCGGTCGCAGTCTGGTCGATCAGGATTGGATCGCCGGCAGGAAGAACGCGATTGAAGACGTGGCGCGGGTGTTTGGTATTCCGCCCTACGTCCTGTTCAGCGAGTCGGGGTCGGCCTACACCGCCGAACAGTCGCGGATGTACGCGGATTCGCTGGCGGCGTACACCGACGCCTGGGGCGCTGAGCTGAGTTCGAAGCTGTACGGGCCGGACTACTGCATCAAGTTCGACAAGACGGCGCTGCTCCGCGGCTCCTTCAACGAATCCATGCAGGCGTATCGCGAGGCGGTGCAGCTGGGCGTGATGACACCGAACGAAGTGCGTAGAGAACTGGGGCTGCCGCCGATCGACGGTGGAGACGACATGTACGTCGGTCCCAACATGCAAGCGACGACCGGGGGGTCCGAAGATGCAGAAGCTGGAAATGCGGTTGCTGTCGACGAAGACGACGACCTCGGATAATTCGCTGAGCGGTATCGCCGTGCCGTACAACGAGCTGTCGCATCCGATCCCGGGTGCGGGGCGATCGTTCCGCGAGAAGATCCGACCGGGCGCACTGACGTACGACGAGAACACGGTGATGCTTACGCAGCACGATCAGCGCGGCGTACCACTCGCAAGGGTGGGGGCCGGCACGCTGTCGTTCCGCGAGACGCCTGACGGCCTCGAGTTCACCGCGAAGCTGCCGGACAGCCGGCCAGACATTCGCGAGGCATTCGAACGTGGTGATCTAGATGGTTCGGTCTCGATCGGTTTCTACGTGGAACCGGACGGCGATCGATGGACACATGGAAAAAAGTCGAGCATGCGCGAGGTGACTAGTGGTCACATCGTTGAAGTTTCGGCAGTCGTCCAGGGCGCTTATCGAGGCGCCGTGGCAAATTACGGGGGGACACCTAATGGGTGACCTTGTCAAGATGCGGGCGGACGCTACCGAAGCCCGAAAGCGTGTCGATAGTCTTCTGGACATCGACGGGGAGCTGAGTCTCGAGCAGGCTCAGGAACTGGAAACCGCGGACAACGAGTACCGCGGCCTGCGTGAGCAGATCAAGATCGCTGAGATCCGCGAATCCGCCAAGGACTCGATGGAACTCACGACCTTCGAGTTCAAGGGCAACGGAACCCAGGCCGAAATCGACACGCCGGCGCCGCCTGAAGGTCGATCGTTCGAGGCGATGTGCGACGAAGCCGGTTGGCGTTTGCTCCGCAAGATGGGCCAGCCTGTGGAGACCCGCGCGCCTTATACCACTGTTAACAGTGCGGACCTTGTGCCGGTTGATCTAAAGAACGAGCTTATCCGGAAGCTGCCGAAGATCAGCGGCGCGATGTCTGCGAGTACGGTCGTCACCGATGATCACGACAACGAAGTCGCGTGCGTCGTGAACCGGATCCCGACGGTCGGCATCACTGCCGAAGGTGCAGCGTTTACGGCTGCTCAGGCGACGTTTGATCGCATCAGGTTCCGAGCCTACCGCATGGCGCTCGAGACCCAGATCACGCTTGAAATGCTTCAGGACAACCGGCCGCAGGCCATGGCCGAGACGCTGCTCCAGCACGTCGAAAGCTACGCTGAAGGCTGGGACGCCGCGTATCTTGCGACCATGAACCCGGACGATGCGACTCGGACTGGGCCTGGTGGTCTTTGTGCCACCGAGGCTCACATCAACGCCGCCGGCGCTAGCGACATCAACGACTCGACGATGGGCGCCGGCAAGGATGCGGTTGCTGACATCACGATCGAAGACTTGCTTGCGGTACAGGCTGCGGTTCCTGGCCGGTATCGCACTGGCTCGAAGTCGTGGATCATGTCGCCGGACGTCCATGCTCGGATCGTGCAGAGCGTGACCGCTGACGATCGCATGGTGTTCTTCCCGCAGTCGACTGGCACGCTCCAGTCCGATCCGCTGTCGGTCGGAACCCTGCTCGGTTCCCCGATCTACCTGTCGGATGCGATGCCGACGCCTGGTGCTGGCAAGGTCGCTGCGCTGTACCTCGACAAGCGGTCCTATCGCGTGTCGCTGCGGAAGACTCTCCAGACTCAGGAAGACCCGTACACCAACGGTGGTTCAGGGATCGTCACCTACCGCAGTCACATGCGGGCGGATGGGCAGTGGACCCTGGCCGAGGCGAGTTCCCGCCTCATCTACGGCACCGCCTGATCGGTTGAGCCTTTCTCCGGGGTCGGGGCCTTCGGGTCCCGGCCCTGGCTTGCGGGGTAACGATGAAGATCACCAGCCAGTCGGCCCACAATTTCCAGCTCGCGGCGTTCCGGGATCACTGTCGGATTCCGTGGAGCGATGACAACTCAGCGCTCCAGCGGTCACTTGACGCCGGCGTCACGCTGTGGGAGACGATCACCAACTGGTACACGCGGGCGACCACGGTGGAGATCGCGATCCTGCCGGGCATGCAGGTTCCGTTTGGGCCGTCACCGACGATCTCGAGCGTGACGAAGTACCGGGACGGCGTCAGCCAGGGGTCCGTTACCACCGACTGGTATCTGGCGAACGTCTGGGGGGCCACAGAGTTCCGTCTGACGGCTTCCGGCAGCTGGTCGACCCAGTGCGAGTACCGGGCGTCGGTGTCCGTCGTGGGCGACGTCACGCCCCTTGTGAAGTGCGGTGTGTTCGACTTGGGCAACCACCTGTACCGCGATCGGGAAGGCGTCTCGAATTTCACGATGACGAGCGTCCCGGTTTCGCTGCAAACGATCATTCAGAACCACCAGCTGGGGGGCATGTGAGCTCAGGCGGAACGCATCCTGTGCAGTTCTACAGCGCTTCCGAAACGGCTGATGCGGCCGGGTCGGAGACTGTCGCATACACGCTTCAGTTCACCGCCATGGTGGACTTCCGCGTGGAGCGGGTGAAGAAGACCGACGAAGGCGAGATCCGCCAGTCTGGGCAGCTGTCGGCCCTGATCCGGATGCCGTTCACCGAGTCGATCGGATTCGACTGGCGGGTGGCCTACCAGGGCGTCTACTACGACGTCGAGCAGATCCGCGATCCGAACGGGCTTCGGCGTGATCTCGAGCTGACGGTTGTGGCGGTGGAGCGATGAAAGACGAACTGGTCAAGGTCGGACCGACGCCTAGCCTTAAGCGGATGCTGCGGACCCTCGACGGCCTCGAGGGGTTCAAGGGTGTGAACATGCTCCAGAACGCCGCACGGGTGGCGTTCGACGTCATGCGGGACAAGAGCATCGAGAACTTCCGCCGGATCCCGTTCGGTCGGAAGTCACGGGCCTACGTCAAGGGCCGGCGAGGCATTGAGACGTTCGGCAAGACGGCCGCCGGCAAGGGCCGCAAGATCCGCAGCGTCCGCAAGAGCCTGACGCAGCGAGGCAGCTACAGCGTCGAGACGAAGCGAAACCGCGATGGCCTCGTTGCCCGCCAGTACATCAACGGGAAGCACTACTACAACTACCTGTCGCACATGATCGAAGGCGGATACACGCCTGGCGGCGGGTCGAAGTGGGAGGGCAAGCGGGTGTCGGCGAAACCGTTCCGCCGGCCTGTCGGTCGCATCTACAACGATCGAGTGGCTCGCATGATGGAGAAGGCGATCGCCATCCAGCTCGAGCAGGGCAAGCGGGTGGGACTCGGAAAGCTGAGGTCGATGCTGTGAGCTTCGCAACCGCCAACAAGGACATATTCGACGCGGTGAACATCAGCG